GCTGATAACGAAATAACAATTGACCAGTCTGGCGATAATTTAGATTTAAATATTGAACAGATAGGATACTCCAATGTAATTAAAAGATGGAGAAGTTGGGATGACGGAATAATTGGCGCAAATAATACTCTTGATATAAGACAACATAAAACACATGGAAGTTCTTCCGACCAGAATATACTGGAAATAAGACAAATCGATGGAACAGGAAATACTATCAAACTTGCACAAGGGTGGAACATTGGAACTAATGGAAACTTTAGTATCGATAACAGTGAATATGGAGATACTTTTGCCCACATAAACATTACAGGTGATAATAATAACGTGACGATGACACAAAGAACAAACAATAGTTCTTCTGGTCATGCATATTGGTTGCATGTTGAAGGAGATTATAATGACATCTATACTGTACAAAGAGAAGGCGGAAGCCAATATATTAATTTAGATATTTACAATGATTATAATGAAGTCGATCTTCGACAAACAAATGATGGTGACCATTACATGAGTGTTATATTAGGTGGAACACAACCAACCGATATTAGTGTAATACAAAATGGTTGGAATAATAAATCATATAGCATAACTAATTATTGCTATACAGCCGGCGGTTGTTCTATATCCGTTACACAAGGAAATTAAAATGCCAGAATGTCCAGAAGAATATTACGAGTGTCTTACTGAAGAAGAGTACAATGACATAATAGATATCTTTGCAGAGAACGATATTGCAATGCCAGAAGCATTAGGTGATGTAGAAGCAGCGACTAACTTTGCTTGGGAATTATTATTCTTATCTCCATGGGAGTTAGCGTATATCTCTATTCCTATGGGTGTTTTAGCTTTTTATGGTTTAAGCATATACGCTATATTTAAATATATTCAAAAGAAATTCTCATGAAATACCTAACTACTATTTGGACAAGTATTGCTTTGTGCGTAGGACTTTTTGCTTTGCGTGTTGCAGATCCTGCATTTATAGAACAAACTAGATTAAATACATTTGACCAATACATACAAACTTTAGAAGATAAAAGTTCTGATGTTATTATGCTTTCTATTGACGAACCAACATTAGAAAAGTTAGGACAATATCCATTCCCAAGACATACGTACGCACAAATGATTTCTGATTTAAGAAATGCAAATGCTGGTATGATTGCGTTTACAATTATGTTTCCTGAACCAGATAGGTTTGGCGGTGATGAAGTATTTGCATCTTGGATAAAAGATAATGGTATTATATTATCACAACAAGCTGACTCTCGCGGGCGCTCGGACACGGCACCGTACGTCGGCACGGCCGTGGTCGGGGAAGGAGAGCCGGAACGTTTCGTCCCAAAATACGAAGGACTTATTACTAATATTGCGGAATTAGAATTCCAAGCATGGGGAGTTGGTTTAATAAATGGTAAAAGCGAAGTTGATAATATAACAAGAAGAATACCTTTATTATCCCAAGTAAACGGACAATTATATCCATCTATGCCATTAGAGATTATAAGAGTACTACAAGATAAAAAGTCTTATAGTATGAAAGTAGATTACGATGGTGTAAAAGATGTAATGATTCCACCATACTCACCGATTAAAACAGAATATGATTCTAGTATCTGGTTAAATACAAATTATAATCACACTGAATATATTTACGGTGATGTATTGCCAGATCTTGGGGGCAAAACTGTTATAGTCGGATTATCCGCCTCTGGTTTATCAGCTCAGATTAGCACCCCACAAGGTCTGTTTCCAGCCCATCAACTTCAGGCATCTGCACTTCAGACGGTAATGTCTGGGGATTCGATTTCTCGACCGGGTTGGTCGGAACTGGCGGAATTCCTGGTAGTTCTAGTTGGATCTCTTGTGATTGTGTTTGCTGTATATCGCTTGAATGTTGTTTTAGGTTTTGCATCCTTCTTCGGCATTGTTGGCGGAGTCTTAGTTTCTTCTTGGTACGTCTGGACCGAGGCACGTGTTCTCCTTGATATTAGTTATCCGTTATTTGTATATATAACAACTTTTGCTTCAGCATCTTTTAATAACTTCTATAAACAATATAAATTAAGACAGCAAATAAAAGGACAATTTGGAACATATCTATCTCCAGATCTTGTAGAACAATTAGTTAAAAATCCAGAGATGATGAAGTTAGGTGGTGATAGAAAAGAAATGACTTTCTTGTTTATGGATATATGTGGATTTACACCTATCTCAGAATTCTATAAAGAGAAAAACGATCCAGAAGGATTAGTTAATCTAATTAATGAATATTTAGATATAATGACTAAAATCATTTTAGAAAATGGGGGAACAATCGATAAATATATGGGTGACTGTATAATGGCTTTTTGGAATGCGCCATTAGATTGCCCAAATCATGCAGAAATGGCAGTTAAGTCCGCAATAGAAATAGAAGAAAAAACAAATGAACTTAAAAAAATCTACGAAGAACGCGGTCTTCCTAACATCCGCGTTGGTACTGGCATTAACACCGGTACTTGCATTGTTGGTAATATGGGTAGTGAATCCAGATTTGACTATTCAGTTATTGGAGATGCAGTCAACCTTGCCGCACGTTTGGAGGCATTAGCCTCTCGTGGTGATTATCTAAAATATCCCACAGTTATATCCAAAGCAACCGCCAACCAGGTCCACGCTGGTTATATGTTCTCTGATATTGGTCAAGTGAAAGTAAAGGGTAAAGAAGAAGAGATACAGATTTATTACCCGAGTAAGCTATACTAATCTCCCGAGCTAAATACCTCTAATATACTTATACATTTTCTCCAAATTTAAAAAAAGAGTTTCGTGAACTTTACGTGAACTTTTCATTTAGGGGATTTACATTCACTCTGTTTTTTGGTAGAATACACGTATAAATTAAATTAATAAGGAGTTATATGATATACAGACCAATACATAAATCTAAAAACGGTATGACTTATACTAACGATAAGGCCGTTTTAGAAGCTATGGACAAGCTTGGTTATGTCCTTCAGAAGGTTAAAAATTCTTCTGACAAATACTGGATTACCGGAAAATTTATTGATGGTAAATTCCATGATATTATTTCGGGTTCGAAATACTATAGGTTAGTTCTTAACAGATTCGATTTTGGTATCGAATGTAAAGGGCATCACAACGCCTTCTCAATGGCTGGTAAGATTTACGAAGAGATGGGTAAACTTATCTCTGAAAAGAAATCAGCTTAATTTCACGAAAAGTTCACGAAAGGGGGTTTACAAACCCCCAGAACTATGGTATAATACACACATAAATTAAGGAGTTATATGAAAGTTATTTTTGATGTTGATGGTACTTTATTAGATATCCAGCATAGAAGACATTTTGTTTCCAATGGAAATAAAGATTGGGAATCTTTCTTGAGCCCAGAACAAATGGTTAAAGATAGACCAAACCACGATGTTGTTCAAACTGCTTTATCTTTACAAAGTGCTGGTCACGAATTAGTTGTTGTTTCTGCTAGAAACGAAAGACATAGAGAAGTTACCCAAAACCAATTAGATGCTTTGGGATTAGAACCTTTACACTTATTCTTAAGACCTGATGGTGATTTTAGGTCCGACGCAGAATTCAAACAAGAAGTTTTAGACTCTTTAAGAGAAAACGATTTTAACCCAGACTTAGTATTTGACGACAGAAACCAGGTCGTTGATATGTGGAGAAGGAACGGTGTTCCATGTTTCCAAGTCGCAGAAGGAGATTTTTAATGGCAATGCCAGGAACTACAGTATTTGTACCCGAAGATATGGGATTCTTCGAAAAGTCAACATTAGCTACTCGAGATAGAGAAACTGGATTGATAACGTACTTTCCTTTAAACAAAGAGGAATTCAGATTAGCTACTACTAAAAAGAATGCTGATTGGGATAGAATGTGCGATTTACTATTCGAAAGAACTGGTAAACAATTAAAAGGTAATTACGATTTGTTATGGTTAGATGGTAAACCCCTTCATTAAAAGTTCACGAAAATGTCACGAAAAAGGGGTTTACAAACATCAAAAACCACGGTATAATACACACATAAATTTTAAAAATAAGGAGTTAAAATGAAAATAAATACACTATTAAAGAATATCGAAAAAATCGATAACATCCAAGATTTAAATGCTGCTATCAGAGCGATAAAATCTAAACATAAATCTTTAAAATGGGAATTAGCTAACGAAGCTCGTTCTTCTTTTTCTAAAGGTCAATCCGTAAAAGTTAATACTTCTAACGGCGTTGAATTTGGTATTATTAAAAAAATCCAATTGGTAAATGCTACCGTAGAAATAGACGGAGATCTTTTCAGATGCCCACTATCAATTTTGGAGGCAGCGTAAATATGAAATTAGTTATTCAAACCCAATACAAGGAAAACTATGCTTTTCCTGAATGGGATGGTAAAGGCGATTGTCCAGAATATTGGAAGTTCAAAGGTGGTAATACATACGTACTTGCTAACTTCCACGCATCTCCTAATGACGAATATATGACTAAGGTAATTAAGGACCTTACTTCTCTTATTGAATACTCAAACGAAGCTTCAATGGAATATATTCTTGATTGGGAAATCGTAGAAGACGACCAAAAAGTTTGTGAAGATTGGGAAACTCCTATCGAGATTTTTGATTTTGGTGGTAGTTATGCTGCTACTAGAAATACCAATAATCGTGGCGAATATGGTTATATGAGAAAAGAAATTCTAGAGCTTCAGGAATCATGGGGAATGCTTCCTAACAAAGAAAGAGAAGATTACACTGCTCTATACATCATGGAAGATGGTGAAGAGGTTTATGGACAAAAAGAATTAAAAGACTGGTTTCAAATGAATGAATTAATATCGCAGGAGGTAGCGCAATGAGAAGTTCAAAAAATTATGTAATGACAGCGCACACTGGCAGTGCTAGTGATATGCTAGAACTAGAAAGAATTAGAAAAATAGTTCGAACAATTAATAAAGAATTAAGGAAAAAGTCGGGCGATAGCCCGGGTGGGAGTTGCCAACAATTTTATGTCAAGTGTCAAGGACGAGGTCCTCGAACACTTCCTTCACTTCGTGACGGCAGAGGCGGTCGTGGTTATGACTCTTTTCTCCCACTTAGACATGCTACACACATGGATGTATATGTTTATGAAAAGTATGACTATACTAAACCTAAAGAAGAGAATTTAACATACGCGGGGTATGCATCCTAATGTTTATTGCAGATTTCTTAACCGGTCCCGGTACAGATAAAACCCCTTTCATGGTAAGTATTTCTTTCTATGAATACATATTGGGTAAAATAAATATGGGTACTATGCTCGAGCGTTTAGGTACTAGATTAAATCTAGATTTGATTAACAATTATTATTATAAAGGAGTTAGAATATGCTATTAGAAGCAGATATAAAAGCAGAAAATATCGAATATGATATTGCAGATATGGGTAGTGCAGGCGGAACATCTTTACAAGGTGAAGTTACAACCACTTATGCTACATTAGAAAACCTATTTGGTAAACCATCTTATTCAACTGGTGACCCTTACGATAAGGTTCAGACCCAGTGGATTTTAGATGGTAAAGTATTTTATACTGACCAATGGGGTGACAAAGATTGGGAATACATTAAAGCCACAGTTTACAATTGGAAAACTGGTGGTAGTACTCCGATTGGTGAATACGATTGGCACGTCGGTGGTAATTCATACGATGCAGTCGAATTCGTAAAAGAAATAATAAATGGTCAAGTAACACCAGATTACAATTACAATGACTAATTATCAACATTCAGAATTTACCTTTCACAATGGAGGAATACAATACGTTTACAGATTTAGTAATGGTATTAAAGTTTCTGTCATACTTACACCATATAGTTATGGTGGAGAGAAAGGTTTATTCGAAATAGGGGTTTTCAATCACGGTGAAATGTGGTATAATAACCCTATCACTGGGTCAGACTCTGTAATGGGTTGGCTTACGTGGGAACAAGTTCAAGAAAAGCTTAAGGAGTGCGATGAATATGGACAGACTACAATTAATTAAACAAGCGGCTTTAAAAGCCAAAGCAAAGAAACTAAACACAACAGTCGAAGAACTAGAATTTCAAGAAGCAGTTCAGAAACTCGACGAAAGAAAAGAAGCAAAGAAAAAAGAAATGAAACTTCACAAGAAGTTAACAAGATCTGTGGGTAAAGCTGGTAAAGATGCACCCGGTTCTTTGGAATGTTTTAAAGATGAAAATAGATATTATACAGAAAGAGAAACTAGGGATTATATCGAAGCTTCATCTTATTTCGAAAGTTATCAAGCAATGAAGGAGGATTGGGACTAATGAGATTACTATTAGAAAATTATGGAGATGCTAAGATTTTAAAAGATAAATCTCCTTATGGTATTACAAGATACGTTGTTGAATGGAAAGATGGTTCACAACAAATGTATAACGCAGGATGGTATCCTTTAAAATTAATTAAACAATATGTAGAGGTAAAATTAAATGACAGAGTATGATGATAGAGTAGCTAGACAAGCTTTAGTATTAGAAGCAGAGGAATGGGCAAAAGGAATCCAATCTGTGCAAGTTCATGGGTTAACTTCAATGTGGTATGAAACAGCAGAATCAAAAGCTGATATAGAAAAGAATGGTTATGTCACAGATACTATTTACAATAGTGGATTAATTAAAAGAGAAAGAAATGGCAAATTAGTTTGCACGTTCGGTCTTAAATTATCTGGAGATGATTTAGTTGATGCTTATTGCAAAAATAATGCATAAAGGGGTTTACAAGTCTTAGAAATTTTGATATAATACATACTATGAGTACAACAAGTTTTTACATGGGTTCGTTAAGATACGACCACACAGGAAGAAAAAGAAAAAACCACTGCGCTAATCCTGTTAAAAAAAGAAAGCCAGAATTTAAGCCTATGAAGATCGATCCGATTAGGCAGCAAAAAGCTCTCGAAGCACAAAAGAAAAGAGAGAAAGAAAAGAAAGAATTCTTAGAAAGACTTTCTAAAATGCGTTCAGATATTACAGCTAAAAAAGAAAGCTTGCAATATACTGGAGAAAGAAAATTAATAGGTATTGCTACAATGCATAAATCAAACGCAGTACCTATCTTCGAATCTGACAAGGAGCATGCAAAAGATATTGCAAAGATGCGAAGATAAATGTTTCGGGGTATGTCCGTCTACTAACTCCTTATCAAAGGACCTCTGCCCCACCTAGATTATATGGCAAAAGCAAAGATAAACAAAAAACGTATAGCAATGAGAAAAGATCGGGTTTCGATCGATGCTAAAATGTATGGACCTGAACCTCTCATTACTGAAGACCAGAAAGCCGATTGTTTAAAAGAACAAGAGGATGGTTCAGTTGGTAGCATCTGGATGAAAGCCAATGGTTGGTATAATTATTTCTATGATAATAAAGATTATATTCCTTTTGCAATAGATTACTTAAAAAAAGTAGAAGGTTGGGATGACAAACAAATTAAAATCTTTTGTCGATTACCAGATTATAAAATAAGAAGACTTGGAACAATCGCAGTTGTTTGGTCCAGAGGTTATCCATACGCACCGGTAGTTACAGAAAAATATCATAAGATTGCAAATGAATTATTAGAAGAAGCTTCACTGTTAGAAGAAGAAAGAGTAGAAGCTATAAAAGAGAAACCTAAATTACCAAGCATACAAGAAAGAACAAAATCAAAAATAGTAGATACAATCTATAGTGATTGGGATGAAAATGTTGTTGAAGAATGGATAGAAGAAAACTATAAAGTTAAGTTTGATACTTTTTCACTCTTTAAAAATTATGGTTTAAAGAGTAATGCTATTTCTTTATTCCGTGAAATGATTGAACCTGACTATCTTGTTTTAAAAGATGCTTATGAAAATAAATGTGACCAAGCAAAAGAAGCTTATGCCCATATTAAAAAAGGTGATAAGAAAAAAATGCTGAACGTATACGAAGCTCTTTTTACTGACCTAGATAAACTAAAAGATAGCTTTAAAGCGACGCGTAAGACGCGTATACGTGCTCCTAAGAGCAATGATAAACAAGTAGCTAAGCTAAACTATATGAAAGAATCTATAGAATCTAAATTAACATCAATCGATCCTATACTAATACCAGGTAAAACTAAACTCTGGATATACAATACTAAACAAGGTAAACTAACAGAATTCTTTACAGACAGCGGAGCAGGTTTCGAAGTATCTGGTTCTACAATTAAGAACTTTAATCCTGAATTAAGTAAAGTAACTAAACTTAGAAAACCAGATGAGATACTTCCACAGATTTTAAATAAAACAGAAAACCAAATAAAGAAAATTTGGAAAGGTTTAACAACAAAGATTTATCAACCCACAGGCCGAATTAATAAGGACTGTATTTTAATGCGAGTAATATGATGGATATATTAAAAGAGAAAATTATGACAAAGAAAAGGTTTTCAACAGCAGTTGAAGAACTAGTAGCACAACAAAATATGAGCTACATCGATGCCATGACTTATATCATTTCAGAAAGAGGAATGGATTATGGTAATATTAAAAAACTATTATCTGATTCACTAAAAGAAAAACTAGAAGCAGAAGCAACTGGTTTAAATCTTATCAGAGGAACAAAAGGTAATAAATTACCAGTGTAGGAGAAACATGTCACAACCACAACAACAGCAAAAACCTCGATACACAGAGGAACAATTAAAAGAAATAATTAAACAACAAACTAACCCTAGGCACAATCAAAGCTAGTGGACCCGTTTGAATCTTACAAACTTTATAATGCTTTAAAATTACACTTTGAACAAGAGTCGTATGATGCGATTAAGTATAATTTTAAAACAAATATAAAGCCACAATCATTCTTTGCTAGAAAAGATAAGTACTTTTTTGCAAAGTTAGCTAAGAACTATGGAGATAATCTATTAGAATACTATGTAGCTAATTTTAAGAATGGTGTTTCCTATGTTGGTGATATGATTAATGACGAAGG